TGTATCGTACAGAGTCAAGAACTATCTGGACAATTTCCAGACGGATTCTTGGGAGGCCACCCCTAAGGGTGGCGACCCAAGCCCCCGCCGGTCAGGCAGGCTGGGACTGCACTCCGAAACGGTGGTAGCACAGGCGCTTCAGGACATCGCGCAAGGTGCGGGTGTTCTCGTCGATCCGCTGCTTCAGGTGCTTGATCTGATCATGCAGCCAGAGTTCCGATTCGCGCTCCGCATCGTGCATGAGCGCCATAGCCGCCTTCGCGTGCGTCAGGCTCACTGCGGCGTTGCGGAAGGTGGGGTACAGGTCGTCGTCCACCTGCGATCGGTCTTCCCCGACCATCAGGTCGAAGGTGCTGCCCACGAACATGAGCACGGTGGACTGGCGATCTTCCTTGCTGGGGATGAGAGCGATGTTCTCGATGATGCAGATGATCTGCTCGATGCGGGCGAGGTTGTAGTTCTGGGGCAGTGACATGGGTGTCTCCAATTCTGGGCCGGTGGCCCTTGGGTTGAGTGTCATCCTGCGACGGTGCAGGGGATCGGGGCGCGACTGCCGTGCGCCCGTCACCCTTGAATCGTCAGGCAGCGGCCACCTTGGGCTTGCTGTACCGCACTGCGGCCAGCGCGTCACGCTCGATCTGCTTCGCGATGCCGGAGAGCCACTTGGTGCGGGTCTGGGCTGGGAAGACATTCGTCTCCAGACCCATGTGGGCCTCCAGCACCTCGCGGGTGAGCGCCTCGTACATCTCCGGCTGCTCGTCGAGCCGGTTGAGCACGGCGAGGCGGAACTGCCACTCGTCGATGTTCTTCGGGGTGATCGTGCCCATGCCGACCGCCATCGTCAGCCAGATCAGGTTGTGGGTGGTTCCGCGCAGTTCATCCACCCCGGGTTCAACTTCGCGCAGGCAGACGGTGCGGTAGTCAGCGATCTTCGACAGGTTCCAGTTCAGGCTCATGTGAGTTCTCCAATTCTGCCCCTGTGGGGCTTCGGGTTGAGTGTGTATTGTACAGAGTGATCAGTGAGTTGTCAAGTACCTGATTCCTGAGTTGCTGCGTGGGTCAGTTCCACTCGATGATGTTGTTCACGATGCTGACGGTGTAGTCGCGACCGTCCTCGACGCGGCGCTGATGAGCGACGCGGGCGGAGTCTTCGTGGTGGGTCTTCAGGATCACTTCCTCGTTGCCGTATGTGTCGCGGGCGACGACCCAGAACGGGGCGCGATTCTTGATCGTGCGGCACTGCACGGGCTTGCTGCGGCCACCCCAGATGATCGATGCGTTCTTCATGGCTGTCTCCAATTTCTGCCCCTGTGGGGCTGTGTTGCGTTGTCCTGCGACGGTGCAGGCCGTCCCGCCCCCGGAGGGGCGGTGGGGCGCGATCCGTCAGGGACGCGAGGCTGCGTAGATGGCGAGGGGGATTCCGACGAACACGAGCAGGATCGCGATGGTGGTGATGGTGGGCATCATGGTGTGGTCCTTTCTGGTTCAGGAGATGCGGGTAGACACGATCGGTGCCTTGGCCTTGATTAGCGTGTTGCGAATGCCGTCCAAGGTCTCGTTGCCGTTGCGGCGGAACATGTTCAAGTCCTCAGCGTCCGCTGCGCAGCATTGTTCGGCAATGTGCTTGAGTGCCTCGATGTGGTACAGCAGGGACGCAGCCGTGGTTCCGGTGATGATCTCGAAAGCCTTGGCCCAGACGGTCGCCACCTTCATCTGGTTGATTTCATTCCAGATGTCGGATGAACCTCGAAGGGCACAATCCTCTGACCAGTTGTGGCTGATGTTGAACATGCGATACTCAAGGTTCTTCGACAGAATCTCAATCTGGCTGCTTGCGAACTGGTTCTTGGTCTTCACTGGTGTCTCCAATTTCTGCTGGCCTTGCCAGCCCTTGTTGCGTTGCCAGCCACGCGGCTGACATGAGTACTGTACACCCTGTATCGTACTTGTCAAATCAATTACTTCAACAAACCAACCAGATTGTTGGCAATAAAGTCGCAAGTGCAGCATTTACCTATGTTTCTGGAGCCGAGAAATTTCTGAGCATGTGCCCAGATGACACCGGCCACAGGGTTCTGGTAGGGTTGAAACCATGAGCGAAGCACAGCAGCCAGTGAAGCGTGGACGAGGCAGACCACGCAAGGAACAGGCACACGAAATTGCGGCATGTAAAGAGCGGTGGTTGCAGGAGTTCCGTGCTCATGGCTGGAACCGTGCTTGCGAGATCGTTGGCATCAGCACGCACACTCCCTCGTCGTGGCGCGGCAGCGACCCGGCCTTCCGCGCTGCGCACGATGCCCTGAACCCGCTCATCGCCGACGGGCTGGAGCGCATGATCGAAGAGGTGCTGACAGGCAAGCGCCAGATGGACAAGGTGCAGATGACCCTGCTGATCTTCCGGCTGAAGGCGCTGCGACCGGCCCTGTACCGCGAGCGGTGGAGTGTCGAGCACAGCGGCCCAGACGGCCAGCCCATCAAGGTCGAGACCAACGGCGACCAGCAGCGCGGCATGGATCTGCTCCAGCAGTGGGGCGGTCGGCTCGCTGGCAAGAACTGAACAACCCAGCAGCACCCCTCCCCCCTGTGACCAAGCAGCCCCGACCGGAAGCACGCTCGCTCGTCACGATGCGAGAGCGGGTGCTGCGGGCTACACCAGCCGAACAGGCCCACCTGCGTGCGGCGTTTGCAGCGTCATTCCCCGCATGGTGCGAGGCCACGGCGTGGACCTACCGTGTCAAGAACATCGACCCAGAGACGGGGCGCGAGATCCCAGCAGCGCAGATGCATGTGCCCTTCACCCTGTGGCCCTGCCAAGTCGAGGCCAGCGAGGCCATCATCGACGCGATCAGCAAGGGCGAAGACTGCGTGATCCGCAAGAGCCGAGACATGGGTGCATCGTGGCTCCTCGTGGGAATCGCAGCGTGGGGCTGGCTCTTCCACGGCTGGCAGTCCCTGCTGGTCAGCCGCGTCGAAGACCTCGTGGACCGCACCGGCGACCCAGACACGCTCTTCTGGAAGGTGGACTACCTGCTCGCCTCCCAGCCGGAGTGGCTGCTACCGGCCACGCCCAAGGCGCTGGAGAAGGGCGGCGAACTGCGGCAGCACATGATGCTCCGGCACCCCACGAGTGGGGCGACCATCGCAGGCCAAGCCAGCACGGAGCACATCGGGCGCGGTGGTCGTCGCACGCTGGTGATCTTCGACGAGTTCGCTGCCCTCGACCATGCCGACGCAGCGTGGCGCAGCGCAGCCGACTGCACCTCGTGCCGCATCGCCAACAGCACGCCCATCGGGGCAGGCACGGAGTACGCCCGCCTCGTCAGCACAGCCCGGACGCAGGGATCGCCCCGGCTGGTGGAACTGATGTACTGGCAGCACCCAGAGAAGGGCGCAGGCCAGCAGGACCGCGAAGACACGGACGGTGCCATCACCGGCATGGCAGGGGCGCAGTACATCTGGACCCCGTGGTTGCAGGACCAGTTGAAGCGCCGCGACCGGATCGACCTGTGCCAGAATGTCTTCGCCGAGTCGATCGGCAGCGGGCAGGCGTTCTTCAGCAGCCACGCCGTCACCCAGCACCGGGAGGACCACGCCAAGCCTGCGGTGCGGTGCGAGTTCAGCCGGGGCAAGATGGTGCCCAGTCCCAGCGGCAGGTGGCGCATCTACGAGCAGCCGACACGGGCGGCGGAGTATGTCTGCTTCATGGACCCGGCGTACGGTACAGGCGCAGCCAACAGCGCCGTGTGCATCATGGACGCTGAGACCCGCACGGTGGTGGCCGAGTTCATCGACCCCAACATCGCCACCTACGACCTTGCCTTGGAGGTCGCCCAGATCCTGCGGCGCGTCTACAGGGGGCGGAGGGAGGCTCTGGTGGGGTGGGAGACCAACGGACCCGGCGCTGCCCTCCAGCACGACTTCGAGCGGGCCAACTACAAGACGATCTACCGGCAGCGTCAGACTGGCACCAAGCAGGAGGAGAAGACCATGCGGGTGGGCTGGACCAGCACCAAGCGCACCAAGCGGGTGTTGCTAGGTGGACTGGCGCGTGCACTGGCGCAGGGTGAAGTGGTCATCTCCAGCGCGGACTGCCTCGACGAGATGCTGGAGTACATCGTGCTGGACGACGGGAGCATCGAGGCTGGTTCAAGGCGAGACGATTCGAGCGGCGCACGAGAATCTCATGGCGACCGCGTCATAGCCACCGCTGGAGCACTTATGCTATGCGACGAGGGTGTTGGTGAGCCAGCGTCGGCCCCCCTGTACGAAGAGAACACTCTTGGTGCTATCTTGAACCACGAGGAGATCATGCGTGGCGACTAAGAGAAAGCGTGGCCCCAGTCTTTCGGTGGGCCGTGGAGAGAAACTGTCGGTGAAGGCGGGCGGTGGGCTGACGGCGAAGGGTCGGGCCAAGTACAACCGGGCAACCGGGTCGAACCTCAAGGCACCGACGAAGGACAAGAACAACCCGCGCCACAAGTCGTTCTGTTCGCGAAGCAAGTCATGGAGTGGTCCGCGAGGCAAGGCCGCACGCAAAAGGTGGGGATGCTGATATGAAGAACTCTCTGGTTGGCAACATCAATCGTCGCAAGAAGTTGGGTATCAGCCGTCCCAAGTCGAAGTCCACGGTGAGCAAGAAGTCTTATGCCGCAATGAAGCGCGGCTGGAAGAAGAGCAAGTAATGCCGAAGGTAGGAAAGAAGAAGTTCCCGTACACGAAGAAGGGCAAGGCTGCTGCCAAGTCCTACGCAAAGAAGACTGGCAAGAAGATGTCCAAGAGGATGGGCTACTGATGCCATTCAAGAGCAAGGCACAGCAGGGCTTTATGTTCGCCACCATGCCGAAGACGGCAAAGAAGATGGCGAAGAAGACGAAGAACATGAAGCGTCTCCCGGCGCGAGTCAAGAAGAAGGGAGGTCGCAAGTGAAGAAGGGCAAGAAGAAGGGCGGCAAGAAGTGCTGATCCGCTGCAACGGCGACATCCTGATCCCACTGTCCCGCATTTCCAAGTGCGAGGACAAGGGGTCTGAGGTGTTGATCTGGGCGGATGGCTGTTCGTACCACGCCACCGGCGAGAATGCAAAGGTCGTGCAGGCGATGGTTGGGAAGATCCAGAAGACAGGAAAGAAGGCAACCAATGAAGGCCAAGAAGGCAAGTAAGAAGGGCGGTTCTGCAAAGAGTCGTCGCGGCATCCACAACCATGACAGGGGTGCAAAGGGTGGAGGCAAGGGCGGCGGAATGGGTGGTGGAATGGGTGGCGGCTACAGGCGCTGAACCATGCTGAAACTCGACCTCGCAACTCTTCGGGATGAGATCAATCAGGCGGAGAAGTTCCGCGACGCTCATCTCACTGAGTGGGAACGAACTGTGGAGCGATTCCACGGGCCTGCATATCGCACCGATGCAACATCGAGTGGCGACTATGACGATCCAGAGAACTTCGTCCACGAGTACATCGCGCTGATCCTTCCGCGCATTGTGCACGATTCCCCGAAGGTTCGAGTCAAGTCATCCCGCCCAATCACGCAGGGTCTGGCCGGTAGCGTCATGCAACTGGCCCTGAACCGCTGGTGCAAGATGTCCAAGGTTCGGAACACGCTGGAGCGGATTGCGACAGACATGCTGCTTGGGTTTGGAGTTGGCATGATCGTCAACGAGCCGACCAAGGGTTACCGAGCCACCGACGATGCGGACCCGTATCTGCCCCGTCTGTACCGAATCAGCCCGGATCGTTTCTTCATCGATCCCGCCGCGACGAATCAGGAAGATGCCCGGTTCATGGGCCACTGCTGGATCGTCGATCGTGAGGATCTGCTGGAACGAGCCAAGACAGAGGATGGCTGGAACAAGGATGTGATCGAGCGGATCGCGGCCAATACCGGCATCGAGGAACTGCGGGGCAGTTTCGACAAGGGCCGAAACATCCCAGACCGCAAGGAACTGGTTCTGTACGAGGTGTGGGTGCCTGAACTGCGTGACGAGGATCGCGAGAAGATCGACGAGGCCACCGGCTTGCAGATGTTCAACGGCACGATCTACACCGTACTGAAGGGCCAGAATGCCAACGACGACGCGGAAAGCGAATTCGTTCGTGAGCCGCGCCCGTATTGGGGTCCGCGATCCGGCCCGTACACGATGTTCGGCGTGTACACGGTGCCGGATGATCCGTATCCGCTGTCTCCAATCGTGGCGATCGTTCCGCAGATGGACGATGTGAACCATCACCTGCGGTCCATGCGATACAGCGCCAGCGCGTACAAGCGCCTGATTCTGGTCGATAGCCGCAATCCGAAGTTGGCCGAAGACATCCGCGACAAGGACGACCTGTATGTCGTGCTGGCAAACGGCATTGACGCGAGTCAGGTTGTGCCGGTCGAGGTTGGTGGAATCACCGCCCAGCAGGTCAATTACTCGCAGATGTCGCAGGACCGTCTTGATCGCGTGTCAGGCATTCACGATGCCATGCGCGGCGATGTGAAGGGGTCTGCCACGGCAACGGAGATTTCGGTTGCCGAAAGTTCTGCTGGCGTTCGTCTGGCGCACCTCAAGAAGCAGTTCATGGAGTGCGTCAACGAGGTGATCAAGACTGTCGGCTGGTTCATGTTCCACGACAACAAGATCGTCTTCCCGCTTGGCGCTGAAGGCATTCCGCTGCTTGGGGCCAGTCCTGAGCCGGTGTTTAGCGCCGACGCAATGGTCGGAGTGTTTGATGACCTCGACTTCGAGATCGAGGCCATGAGCATGGAGCGTGTTAGCGAACAGATGGTTCAGCGCCGTGCGCTTGAAATGCTCCAGATCATCGGCAACCTCAGCCAAGCCGTCATCACCGCTCCGCATGTGAAGTGGAAGGATGTGATGAGTTTGGTCGGAGATGCCATGAACATCCCGAATCTTGGCGACCTGATCGACACGGAAGCGGGCAAGCAGATGCAGCAGCAGATGGCGCAGGCTGCGCAGCCTCCGCGTGGAATCGTTCAGCCTGCACAGCGCGAGACCGGCGCACAGCCAGCGTCGCGGTTCACTCGTACCGCTATGGGATAACGCAATGCCCCTGTACCCTTTCATCAACGAAGCCGGTGATGTGTGCGAGTTGTTCTTCAACATGAAGGACGCGCCATCGATCGGAGCGGAGGTTGAGCAGGACGGAACAAAGTGGGTTCGCATCGCGAGTGATTTCACGGTGGATCCCGGAACGAATCGTTACCAGTACCCATATGTCTCATCTGCACTGCCCCGGAACCTGAAGGGCTGCAAGACGACAAAGGGTGGTAAGCCAGTAATCATGTCGCGGAAACATGAACGAAACATTTCCGCAATGCACGGATACGCAAAGGATTAGGACACGAATGAGTGAACCCAATATCCAGAGTGATGTGGTAGAGGCGGAAACGCCACAAACCACAAGTCAGGCCAATCAGATCGATGCCCAAGAGGATGAGATCCTCGACAGGCTGCTTGCGGATGAGGATGAGATTTCCGTCTCAGCCGAACCGGAAGCGAAGACTGAATCGGCCAAGCCATCTCCTGCACCGGCAAACCCGGAGCGCGAGAAGGCTATCGCCATTCTCAAGCGAGATGGCGTGCCACAGAGCATCATTGATGGAGTCAGCGACGAAGTTCTGAACGATTGGGTTGCCAAGGCATCCAAGCGTCAGAAGGATGTCGATGGCTTCCATTCAAAGATGAAGGAATTGGAGAAGAAGGTAGCGGCATCCAGCAAGACAGCGGATTTGTCCGATGATGAGGATGTCATCGTGGAGGACGACGACACCGTCGAACCCTCCGAAAGCGATGAAACATCAGAGGAGTCCGTCAACGACGAGCGTTCGGATGATGGCGAACCTGAAGGCAAGAAGAAGCCCTCGATGAAGTCGATGGCAGACGAACTTGCCGAACTGCGGAAAGCCCAACAGGACTTTCAGCAGCAATCGTTGCTGTACAAAGTCGAGGTGGCGGAAGCCGCCATTCGTGCACTTTACGGTGATCGCTCGCCAGATCGGCAGGCTGTCATCGCTGAAATGGACAGACTTGGTTCAGCGAAGCCCGGTTCTTATCAATCCTATGTTCAACTGGCACAGGAAGCCTACACCAATCTGGTCGGCCCACTGAATCAGTCCAATGCTCGGAAGGCGACTCAGCCGTCTGTTCCCACGAAGAAGACTCGTGTGGATCAGCCAAAGTCTCCAGCCGATCAGGAAGACGAAATTCTGGACGCTCTGATGGATGGTCGTCCTTTGTCCGGTGGAACGCGAAATCGCAGAAAGTGAGTTGAAACATGGCTGGTACCCCAATCCAGACCTTCAATGACTTCATGAACGCGACTGGTCCGACCTACCTGACCAGCGCCGATGCTGTCATCAACGAGGCAGTGAAGAACACTTACGCCTTCAGCCGTCTTCTCAAGGAGAAGACCAGCGAGGCAACCGTGCAGGGTGGCAACGAGATCCGTGATGTCATCATGTTTGATGACGCATCGACCTACGACCACTATCTCCCGAACGACACCTTCAACTGGCAGAACGCTCAGGTTCTTGACACGATCAAGTGCCCGTGGCGCTTCAGCATCGACCACATGGCGTGGACCGACCACGAGGTCGAACTCAACGCCGGTGAGGGCGCGAGCCGCGACTATGTCAAGGCTCAGTACAAGCGCCTGAAGCGGTCGAAGGAGCAGCGCATGTGGACGAGCCTGCTCAACGGGTTTGAGAACGACCTGTGGCGCACGCCGTTCGGCAACAGTGGCGAGATGGAGGCTGCTAGCGGCAAGTTGCCGTACAGCCTGCCTGCGTTCATCAGCGAACTTCCTGACTTCAACAACGCCTTTGGCGTTCGTGGCGGCATGCCGCTTGGTTGGTCGAGCGTTCTTGGTCTTGCGAACAACTCGACCAACAGCATCACCAGTGGTGAGGATCGTTGGACGAACCAGATCTCGTACTACACCAATCACACCATCAGTGGCGCTGCGGTTGATCCCAATCTTCCGATGCGCAATGTGACGGTCGAGAATGTGCGAGTCGAAGATCAGACCGTGTCTGTTGGAATCGGTGGTCTTATCACCGCTTTCGATGACATGTTCCTGAAGTGCGATTTCCAGCCGCCCGCGACTCGTCAGGAGTACTTCGAGAAGCCGTCGCTGAACCGACAGATGATCCTTTGCAGCCGCAACGGCATCAATCTGTACAAGCGTGCACTGCGTGCAAGCAACGACACACTCGTGTCGTATCAGGACGCTGCCTACAACGCTCCGGCGTACAGTGGCATCGAACTGATGTACTGCGCGAACCTCGACACGGCTCCGATCTACCCGGCGCTGTCGAGCGGTTCTACGCAGCGCACGGTTGCGTCGTACACCTCTGGTGATAGCGCATCGGATGTTGCGATCGCCAGCACTACGACTGGTGCGTCGGAGTTCCAGACCGGCACTGGTGGCGTGATCGATCCGGGTCCGCGTTTCTGGTGGGTGAACGGTAATTACCTGACTCCCATCTACCACGCTCGCCGGTACTTCGAGAAGCATGAAGTGCTGCGTCACCCCAATCAGCCATTCACCTATGTGCAGGTGGTTGACTGCTGGTGGAACCTGTTCTGCAACAGCCGTCAGCGCCACGGTATCGTGGCTCCGCTTCAGTTGATTGCTTCGACCTGACAATGAGGGGGGTGGGAGCAATCCCACCCCCACTCTTCAACAAAGAAAGGAATCACACAAATGATTCTCGCTCCTACCAGTGGTACGCTCGGCATTCAGCCGCACGGTTCCACCGCTCGCATGATCAGCCGCGATGGAACCAACACCCTCGCGGTCGGCACTGTCGTGATTTGCTCGTACGGTCACAGTGGCGTGGTGTATCCGCCTACCACCGCTGCTGAGTCAGAACTGTCGCCCTTCGCCAGCGTTGTGATGGCTGAGGGTGATGTGGCTACTCACAACGGCTTCATTGGCGTTGTGGTCGATCTGCTCGATGGCGCGGGTGCTAACGGCACCTATGTCACGGTGCAGTTCGGTGGCGTTGTGAAGGCGAAGGCGACGGCTACCGCCGCCATCTCTCGCGGCACTCCGCTTGGTCTGCATGACAGCAACGGCGGTTTCGATACCGGCGGCGCTGGCACCTCGACCTATCCGTGCGCGGTCGCGCTTCAGGCTCTGGCGAGTGGTACGGACACGATCTGGGTTCTGACGACCCCGACCGTGTACTTCCGCGCCGATGTCTGATCGGTGATGAAGTGACTCAACCTCTGGAGGGGGAAACCCCTCCAGAGGATTTCCATGACACTCACATTCGCACAAGCAAAGCAGCATGCGATCCTTGCGGTCGGCGGCTATCCGTCGCTTGCGCCCGGTCAGACTCGTGATGATCGGCTGGCAGAGGTTGTGAATCAGGCTGGTCAGTACCTGTTCACGAACTCGTGGCGTTTCAGAGAGCGCACAACCAAGTACATGAACTTGGTCAAGGACCAGAACTACATCACGCTCCCGGTTGATTGTGAAGAAATCCTGACTGTCATGTCGCAGCCGTCGCTTGGGTACATGATCGAGATGATCACCCCAGAGCACATGGAGGCTCTGCGGCTCATCGGATTGACGATCTCTGGCCCCGGAATCACGCATGCCGTTATGACGCGAACGCCACCGGCCAACGGTGCCGCGCTTCCAGATCCGATCCTTGACATCTATCCGACTCCAACTGCGGATGCGACCGACGCAATTGCGGTTCGATATCGCGCCAAGTGGATCGAGATTCCATCGAACAACAATGGTTCGTGGGTGATTCCGATTCCTCCGTATGTTGAGTTCCTCTTCATCGCGTATGTGCGAGCATTTGCACAGGCGTATGAAGATGAGGGTCTGGAACAGAAACTCGCCATCATCGATCAGAGCGGTTTGTACAACCGGGCTTTGACTAAGGATGGATTGTTGCAGCGCGACTTTGGTCGCATTCGTCCGTCGTTCGACAAGGGCGTGTTCAGGTATCTGAAGGTCAACAACCCACCAGCGTAATGCGTCATGCTGATTGAACCACCCACAGCAACTGCTCAGATTCGTTACCGTGGCAACTGGAACGCGATGTATTCGTACATCGCCGGTGATGTGGTGACATATCAGGGCGAGGCATTCATCGCCCAGTTGGATGTCCCGATTGATCCAAATCCATCTCCGGGTAACAGCCCGTGGGTGTTGATGGCTGCAAAGGGAACAAATGGAACCAACGGTGCGACTGGTACGACCGGGGCATCTGGATCGAATGGTGCCGGAGTTCCAGTCGGCGGTGTGTCAAATCAGGTGCTCAAGAAGTCGAGCGGAACTGATTACGACACGGGATGGGGATCATTGACGGCAGGAGATGTTGGAGCAGCAGCCACAAGCCATACACACAGTATCGATGATGTAACCAATCTTGCTACGACACTGAATGGCAAGGCGAGTTCAGCCCACACACACGACATTGCAGATGTATCTGGTCTGCAAACTGCACTGGATGGGAAATCCAATACTGGTCATTCGCACTCTGCGTCTGATATCAGTTCTGGAACGATCAGTACAGATCGTTTGCCAATTGCAACATCAAGTGTTGTCGGCGTTGTCAAGCCCGGAACCGGATTGACGGTAGATGGCAATGGCGTTCTCAACTCGACCGTTGCGACGAACACGGTCAGCGTATCGTCTCCACTTTCAGGAAACGGTGCTGCCGGTACTCCGGTCAGCGTAGCGACCGCAACGACAAGCACTCTCGGTGTAGTGCGACCTGACAACTCCACTATCACGATCAACGCAGGTGTATTGAGTGCAACACTTTCTGGCGCTCTTTCATCCGTAACAACCGATGCAACTCTCACCGGTTCTGGAACAATTGGGTCTCCACTCGGAGTCGCAGCAAACGCACACACGCATGCAATAACTGCACTGACAGGTCAGGCCACGATTGCGCAACTTCCGGTTGCTACGAGTGGAACAAGCAGTAGCACGCTCATTGTTCGGGCAGATGATTCGAGATTGTCTGATGCCAGAACTCCAACATCGCATGAGCATAATGCGAGCGATCTGACTTCTGGAACTGTTCCAAGCGCCCGTATTGTCACGGCGAACAATCTGACTGTAGCAACGATTACGCAGCCATCGACAGCATCGGCTCTTACAATTGTGAACTCCGCTGGAAAGGTCGCAGATCTTTGGGTCAATTCAAGCGGTGGACTCGACATCAGGAATGATGTTGCAGGAAATACACCGTCCACGCAATTCCGGGTGTTCGTCGATGGTCAGGAACGACTTTCATGCAATCAGGGCGGAGTGACTTTGAAGTCGGCAACTGCAACGGTAACGCTTGGAGGATCGTCACTTGGGGTTCCATCGATTAGTGTTGGTGGGTCTGCAACCATTACTGAAGGAGTGACGGTTGGAACAGAATTCACGCAAGGAACGGTGACCGTTGGAGATCCAACCAATTTCGACGGAGTTGTAACAGTCAATGGAAGCATTACCACTGGTGGATTGGAAACGAGCCTTGCAACCATAAACGGCGACGGAGCACTCGTTTACAACGACGGCTATCAAGTTGGCGGTCGCGTTCTGAAGTGCAACGATGCGAGTGGAACAGCGATCTGGGCTGATCTGAGTCCCACTGTCAACACGCAGACATTCACATCAAGTGGTACTTGGACAAAGCCAGCGGGCGCAGTGTCTGTTGTCGTTGAAATGTGTGGTGGCGGCGGTGGAGGAAGTTCTCCGGTTGGGCTTGCTGGTGGAAACGGCGGATCTGGTGGCGTATATGAGACGCTCACATTTACTGCTGGAGAACTGACATCGACTGTTTCTGTGACTTGTGGCGCTGGTGGATCAGCAAGTGGAAACGGTAGTGATTCGTTGTTCGGCGCTTTCTCAAGTGATGCAAATAGTTATCTGCGTGCAGCAGGTGGTCCAAACGGCGGAACTGCGCGAACATCATCTGGAATTCCATCGACAGGTGCCTTTG